CCCCCTGATCCAGTAAGTTTAGATCCTATGGTCATAGGTAAAATTATTACTGGGTTAGCCTTATTATTAGGAGGTAGAGCTGCTGTTAAATCTGCACTTGAACAAGCTGTACAAGGTGAAGGACCATTAAGTGGTTTTATCAGCCCTGAAACTGCTGAGAAAATTTTGAGCTTTTTTGAAGGATTTTCACGTGGTGGTGGAAGAGGATAAAAAATATACAGCTTAGGACCGCTGTAGTTATAAATCTTGTAGTACTCGCTATCCTATCAGATTATAAGGCACCGTTAAGGTGCCTTTTTTATTCATATAAAAGTCATATTAAAAATTTGTTTTTTTAAAAAATCATTCGTATCTTTATGTCATGAAAAATTAGAAATATCATGAAAAAATACATCCACCACCCCGCAATCACTATTTCTATGAGTGTGATTTTTATTATTATTGGTATGTATGGTATCCTAAATTTTAGAGGTTTATCTAGTGCATCAGGTATAGTGACTCTGTATTTTGGAATAGCCCACATTGGTTCATTTTTTGAAAAAAACTAAAACTAAACATATGACTTATCCACAAGAAGTACAAGATTATTCTGAAGAAATAGTATCTTTTTTTAAAAAATATTATGATCTAGATGAATTTTCTAATCCTGATGATTTTATTAATATTCTCACAGATATGATTTGTGAAAAATGTCTAAAATTATGGGTTGAAGATTCTACAGATTTCAGACTTGATGCCGAAGAACTTGAAAAAATAACTTCGACAGCTATAACTCAAACTCATTTAAATTCTTTACTATCAAAAGGACTTATTGATGGTGTAGAAAATGAACATGGTGAAATGGTTTATTTTGCAACTAAAGAAGGAAAAAAATTCAGCGCTGAATATGATGAAAAAAACTAATTATTGGTGGTTTTATAATATAGAACTTCCTTTGAAAAATTTTAAACAAGGGGTTATTAATCTTTATAAATGGTTTCCTATTATTTGGAGAGATAAAAATTGGGATTATAGTTCTATAACTAAAATCCAGTTATTTAAACTCAAGCAAATGTATGAGGCTCTTAACAGAAAACATACTGATATTGATTGGGATAAATCTGTAAAAGCTCTACGTATCTGTATTAATATTCTTGAGCGGAAACAAGATGATTGGTATTTTGATACATTTCGTTATTTAATTAAATCAGATCCGTTCGATAAAATGTTTGAACCAACAGAAAATCCTGATTTTTATCAAATGAAGGAAAATTGGACTATTTCAGATAATATGGAATTGTATAATAAAAAAGAAGAAGAGGCTTCAAAAGTAGAGAAACGAGATTGGGAACTTTATCATCATTTAATGTCTAAATACTATGAATTCTGGTGGAATTAATTTACAAGTACCAAGGAAAAAAACTAATTACCAATTAAAGAAATATCCTGGGGATTTATTCAGGGTGGTTACTATGGCTTTAAGTTTTGATTCGGTAGGTCAATCAATGGTTGTGTTTAAATCTGTTTCTAAAGGAAGTATATTCACTATCCCTCTAGTATCATGGAATGAGCACTTTGAAATGATTTCTTAATCTTTTCAATATTTATAACAAAAACACACTATGAAAACTCTAGCTAAAGTAGTGTTGCTAATAGCAATACTATCAATAGAGTTGTCTCCCAATCTTTATTCCCAATGTTTTAGCGAACAGTCATTACCCGTATTAAAACATTATCCTTTAATAGGAAATCCCAATTTTATTCAACTTTACAACAATGGATATTGTATTTCAGGTGAAATATCTGATACTACTTTATGGTTTGATTTTTATCCTAAGGGTAAGAATGGATTAATTTATTGGGGGTATTCTTCTCCTTTAGGATATGGAGTAACTGTAACCAACATTTCAGTGTATGATACTAGCTGTACTTTATTGAGTGTTGGAAATGAAATAGTGGATTTATCTGATGAAATGTATTATGTATCCTTTGGAATAAAAACATCGTACATTGACAATTTTTGTCCTTATTTTATAGAAATTAATCCTTTAGCTGTAGAGTTTGGACCTGTAGTGGCTCAACAAATAAATGAGTATCTTCATGTATTATGGACTACATACAGTGAAAAAAACTCTAATAACTTTGTAATTCAATATAACTATGATTTAAATAATTGGGTTGATGCGACATCAGTAAAAGCTCAAGGAAATAAATCAACTGCTACTACATATTCATCTGAATTAACTCCTGTATATCCTGGTATTGTGTATATAAGAATAATTGAGTATGATTATAATGGCGGTAGAACATATAGCGAAATTATAATGTCTAAATATTATTTAAATCAAGTAGTCGCCCCTCATTATGATTTGGCAGGAAGATTGCTTTATATAAGGTAAAAAACGTCATATAAAATTCATATTAAAGTTTGGCCTCGCAAGAGGCCATTCGTATCTTTATGTCAAGAAATTTAAAAACATATGACACAAAACATTAATTTCGAAGACGGGGTAAAAATGAATGTTACCTATAAAGGAAATCGAATGACTTCGGTTGAATTAGATTATCCTTCAGGTTACAAAACATTTGAAGAAGAACAAGAAGAATTACCTATCACTAAGCGTAAATATTTAAATGAAGAAACTGGTGATTGGGTAGGTTATGGAAGAGCTAAACAATTAGGAATCATTTAATAAAATGGTCGGTTCATCTAGGGGTTAGGATACAAGATTTTCATTCTTGTCACACGGGTTCGAATCCCGTACCGACTACTAATTTTTAAACAAATAGTTATGAACTCAAATCAATTTAATGAAAAGTATGCTTCTTTTTTAGGAGAGGGGCATTATGGTTTGGATATTGAAATTCCAAGTATTACTAATTATCTTGATGAAATTTTTCAAGAACTAACTCAAATACCTGGTTTTGAATACTCCCAAATCAAACTCAAATTTAGTGAGGGTCGATTCTATAATAATTTACATGGGATTTTAGGACCTAGACTTTCAAGAATAATTAATAATGAAATTGAAAGAAAAATAACTCTATTATCACAGGCTCATTACGAATATATTAAATATCTAGACTAATGAAAGTAACATACCAAAATCGTTATGGTGATAACATCGTTTTTGAAAAAGTAGATGATAACACTGTTAAAATGTCAGGATTTAAATCTGAATGGTGTAGATGGGGATGGGAAGATAATCCCAATGTTTATACTATGGTAGATCCCTCAGGAGGCCCATACATTTCAATTGGAGGAAATCTTAAACATTATTTTGAAACTAAAAAAGACATGATTGTAGAGTCAATATCTCTTGACCAATCAGGGGCTGTTTTTAAAATTAAATAGTTTTAAAAAGGATCTTTATCATATTTATAAACGATATGGTAAGGATCCTATTTTTCGCAATTTTGTTGGTTTTATTCAGCTGTAAAACAAAAAACATTTTATATGTTGATTATGTTTTGGTAGAGAAAACAGACGGCTCTAAAGATACTTTGACCCATAAATATTGGAACAAGTTTACTTGGGATGAATATAAAATGGAATGGTTTATTAAATATCATAATATTGATGTTAAACAGGTTTCTAATGTTAAATTACTTTATACAACTAAACAAACGTTTACTAACAAAGAATTGAATAAATGAAACATTTTTTAAGTGTGCTGGTGCTTTTAATTAGTACCGCATGTTACAGTCAAGGTGGTATTAGATTATTTTTTTCAAAACCAAATCAATTTTCTAAACAAACTATTATTGTATTTACTGATTCGACCACTGATCAAGCAGATAATTGTTGTGATGCTCCTCGCCTTGTAGGATCTGATGAAGGAGTTTGGACATATATAGGCACTGCTGAATATTCAATTAATGCATTTGGGTACCTAACGGAAGATAAATTAATTCCATTAGGTACTTCTGCTTTTCCTGATACAGGTACTTTTGTAATAGGTGTAGATTTGATTATAGGAGATACATTACCATTTATTTTATTAGATAATATAGTACCTGGTTATCATACTCTTCCTTATACATTTCAAGGTCCTGTTTCAAACAGATTTTCACTTTTATTTGAAAGGCCAATTCAAATAGAAACAGTAAATGGGTGTGATGAAGGGTATGTTGTAATTGATAATGATGAACCTTCAACACCATATTATCTAACTAATAGTTCAGGACAAACTCTATATCTTCCTACATATACTGATACTGTTTATAATTTATCTAGTGGTAATTATACACTATCTGTTTATGATAGTATCCCTGAAACTGTTTCGTTTTTAGTTGAAAATACTGTTATAGATGCTGTTTTAAATATTCCTTATACTACAATATATTTAGGAGATTCATATGTTACCCCAGTTCTAAATATTTATTCAGCATATGATTATATTGAGTGGGATTTTGGAGATGGTAATTTTGCTCAAAACGATATTAATCCAGTCCATTACTATTCTCAAGCAGGAATATATACATTAAAAGCTATTATTGAATTTGGAGAATGTTCAAAAATATTTGAAACTCAAATTACAGTTAATGATGCATTAGGAATAACTCCTAATTATAGAGATTTCCCTAAATACAGACCAGCTACTTTTTATTATGCAATTGATGGAAAACTTGTAAAACGCCAATAAAAATGAATAATGACATTGAACGTCTTGGATTTTGGAAAAATGAAACTCCTAAAGCTAAACTCAAACCAACTAAAAAAACTCAAACTAAAAAAACAACTAATAAACCCACTAAAAAATAATAAGTTATTATGAAAAAGTTATATTTACTAATATATTTTTTACTAATTATAGTTACTTTATTTTTTCCAGCCATAATTAGTTTTGCAACTTGGAATTTTTGGTATATGTTACTATTTTTTGTATCTTGGATTCCGTCTTTATTTATATTCTACATAGGGTTGTCTATTGGGATTTTAATGGGGGTTATGGATTAAAAGGGTCATATTAAAGTCATATAAAAACAGAGGCCTCGCAAGAGGCCTTTTGTATCTTTATGTCACAATTAAAAACGCACCTATGATCTACCAATCAGAACTAAACAGCCTAGTTGTTGAAATTTGTAAAATTCAATCAACTAAAGACTATCCTAACAAGGAAAAAGTAATTTTAGAAAAACGTATTCAGTTAGAAGAAGTTAGAGATAAAATTCGTAATTTATTTAAAGAAAACGAACAAAATGAAGTTGATATAATTAAAGGTATTACTGAACGCTCCGATGAAGATTGTAAATACATTTATGGAGTAGTTTTTACTGAGGATTTTTTCAAATGGAAATCCGATAAAATTAAAGCTCTAATTAAAGTAGGATTAAACCCAGGAGAAACATATCGAGTATGTTGTTTAAAGCCTGAACTTGATATCAGTCAGTCTTATATTGATCAGATTATCAAAAAGTCATAATTTCGTCATTTTGAAACCCGAAATTTTATTCGTATATTTACATAAACATAAAAACATAACGCCATGAAAAAATCAAATTCCCCAATCACCGCTCTTTGGAACCAATCAAAAGAATCCTTTAAAAATGGAGACATGGTTACGTTCCAAGAAAGTATTGAAAAAGCTCTAGTTTTAGTAGGTCAGGCTACTCTTAATGGTGCTACTGATAAAGACCTAATTGAAGGTGTAAAAAATGAAACCTGGAAAGAACGTTTGTGGATGGCTCTTGAAAATAGTGGATTTTTACCTGAGATTGATGAGAAAATCTAAAATTATCGCTCAATTAAGAGCTGACGATATAATTCAGGATGAATTTATCGTTATGAATGAGGATGGACATTTCTTTAGGGGGCTAGTTATGGGATTACCTGATTGGTCCCCCTTCATAGATCAATCCAAACCTCTTGACAATATCAGAAAATTTGAAACCCTATGCAGAATGTGTAGGGGTAAAGAACTAATCTACGAGCATGTCAGAAAAAAAAGGTAAACCAGCAAAATTAGTATATCCGTTTCCTACTCAAAGGTGTTTAGAAATAAAACACTATAATACAGGACAATGGTATAGAGTAACCCCTAGAGAATTTAGAAGCTATAAGGGTGAACGAAGGATTCTCCAATTTGATGAAACCAATACTCCTTATTATGAGGATTATTCAGGACCGGTTTATTATTTTGAAAGTAATATAGTTTATAAAGAGAATACTCCTGGTTTTATTTATTTACATAACATAGATCCTAGACCCTCAAGAAAAACTATTTACAGTAATAGATAAAACGTCATAGTTTCGTCATTTTGATTTGTAAATTTTCATTCGTATATTTATAACAAATTTAAACCCCGCAACCATGAAATCTACACCAAAAATTATGATTTGCTATTCTTTTAAAGATCAAGAAATGGCTTCTGAAATTGGATTCGATGTTTTGCAAAAATTTGAATTTGATATTGAAGAAATGCCTGAAGCTGATGTTTTATTTAAAAATTTAACTGAAGCAGGAGGTAATGTTAGTTATTGGGTAGCTAATAGATTCATTAAAGGTTACTCTGAAAATTATTTTTGGAATTAAAATATTTATTAAAAAAGTCATCTCAAAGTCATATTAAAACTTGGATTTTGAAAATTCCGTTCGTATCTTTATGACACATTTAAAAACCCAAACCATATGAAACTAAACCTTGTTGAACCCGATTTTCTAGCTAATGAAACTATCGGTAAATTCCCAGTACTAGACACGTATTCATTACGTCAACTAGCTCCTTCATTTTTTTCTGAAATTACTAAAGGTAAAATGTTAGATTTTTCAGAAGTAATTGATATGGCTAGTGAAAAAGGTTGGAAACCAGTATATGCTGTTGAAAAACCTAGTAAACAATTTAAAAGGCAAGGATATAGTAAAGCCTTTATTAAGTTTCGTAATGAAAATATGCAACTTTCTTCAAATGAAGATCTGTATCCTGAAGTATTAATGCGAGTTAATCCTGTTCAAGATTATTCTACTCTAGATTCAGGATATTTGTTTCGTCAAGTTTGCTCTAATGGATTAGTAAGAGCCCAAGATCAACAACAAAGTTACAATATCAGAGGAAATAATTCAGATCTTAGATTAAGAAATTTTGAAAGAGCATTTGAAGAAGTTAATACTGATTTCGGTAAAATTTTATTACCTGTTAATCAAATGAAAGAAATAGAGCTTAACGAAACTCAAAAATTCAATCTAGCAACTAAAGCAAAAGATATTTCAAAATTATCTAAAGTTAGTGCTGTTGAATTGTTAGTTCCTCGCCGTATTGAAGATGAAGGTTCTGTACTTTGGAATGTATTTAATCGTGTTCAAGAAAACGTAATGAGTAATTTATCACCTGGTTTGCATGTTGAATTGAATCAACAATTATGGAAGCTAGCTGAACAATACGCTTAAAATTAATTTAGGTATTACAGGTAGCCCTTTAATTAGGGCTACTTTTTTCTTATATTTATCATAAAAATTATGAAAAAACTTTTTTTAAAATTTGTTGATTGGTTTGATTCTGTAGTAAAATCATATTCTACATATGGTTTCCATATTGAAGGAAAATATAAGGATAAAATGTCTAAATTTTTAGATGAAAATGAGTATTACTATGAAATTTATCTAAGTCAAGAATTTAAAGAAGGTTATTTATTCAAATTCAATGGTAGATTTATCTCAGAAAAAGACTATGAACTCATAATGAAAAAACTAAGAAGTTTTAAAATTAAGTTTATTGAGTTGAATTAATTTTTCGTTTACGCAACCAAAAATATAAGCCAAAAAAGGAGGCCGACACTAGGTAAAAAATACTTGTGGTAATCCAATAAGAACTTGTTATATTTAGTATTATTTTGAATATAATATCGAAACCAAAAGGGTTGAAAAACATGGCCAGCATTAAAAAATAATCTTCTAGTGGTACAACTGTCAGCTTCTTTATCATTATCCATATATGTAGATTTAGTTCAACAATAAATTTGTTATAAATATGAAATTAATTTTTCTTTTAAATGAGCCTTATATAAATTATAATATAATTTTATTAGATTTGGCTTACAGATATTTTTTTATTAACTTTATATAAAATTAATGATTCTGTAGCTCAGTTGGATAGAGCAACAGCCTTCTAAGCTGTCGGTCATTGGTTCGAATCCAATCAGAATCACAAAGGGTTCTTTAACAACAAAAAATAACAAATTATGGAAACAATGTATTTTACTTTTGGAGTGCTAACGATGGTTGCTATGCTAGTTGTAGCTGCTGTTATTTATAGTATTGTGAAGGTATTCAAACAATCAAAACAAATTAAATATATTGAACAAGATATCTCATGGTCTCGTTATGATATGAATGATCGCTTTAAAGATTATCATCAACGTATTGAAAATAATTATACAACTACTAGAGATATGGCTAACGCATATACTGATATGCGAATTGATAAGCTCGAAGCAAAGCTTACGGGGGCCCATGAAGCCCAAATGAAATTAAATAATAAAAATCTAATCAAAGGATAATTAACCCGTTGAAGAACCCTTTTTTTATTTTTCGTTATGAATAAGAATTTTGAATTTGCTAAAAAAAAGCAAAGAGAATCCGCTAAAGAACAAGGATTTTATGATGGGAGGTTTAAAACTAAGATGGTTCCTAATAAAAAAAAGGATAAATACAAAAAACATTTTAACTCCGGGGGTATAGAAGATTAGGTTTTTTTACCTATTTATAGGTTTTTTTATATCATGGGTATTCAAGAAATTGGATACCCATATTTATTGTAAATGGATATTAACCAAATTTTTGAACTATTTTCCTCAAGTGAGGATACCTCAGTTGAAACAACTCAAGTAAGTTTCGACGAGCATCCTTATTACTATATAGGAATGTTCAAAAAATTGTTATTAAACATGAATAATTACAATTATAATATTTCCCTATCTTTACAAAAAGAAAATCCTAATTGGTCTGTTGATGATTTAGTAAATATGGGGGAAAATATAATATTTAATAGAGCTTACTCTTTTATTTCTAAACTAGACTTAGAATCCCCAATACACATAGAAATTTTAAATACATTTTCAGATACTATCTTACTGAAATGTTTGGAAGTTTCTCTTAAACATTTTGAAAATATAGAAGAATATGAGAATTGTTCTTTTCTTCTTAAAGTAAAAAGTAGTGTTGTAAACGTTTTATAAAGTTTTTACATATTTATCGATACCGATGGTGAAATCGAGATAAAAATTTAATATAGAAACTATATTAAACCGTAAAATGAAGTAAAAATGTTAACGCCAATTATTATACTTATTTATCCATCTATTCCAATATACCTTATCACTAACAGAAAATGTATATTGATTTTCAGTAACATAATTAAGTACTTTAATAGATTTCATAGGATAAGTTCTTAATTTACTGTTTTGTTCTTTAGTTAAATTAAATATAGCTAAAATTTGGCAACTCATACGTTTAACACTTTCTACTTTAACTGAGTCTTGGTTTTCTAAATAAAAAGTTATTATCGTAAGGTCAGAACAATACCCATCTATTGGGGGACCTTTTTTAAGATCAATAGGTTTGGCCATTTTATCTTTATAATATAACTTAAAGGAAAAAATAACCTCATATCCTTTTAAATCTACATTTTCAACTATAGGCTGTAATTTAAAGGTTGAATCTGGGGTTAGAATTAAAGGTGGGGGTTGAGTAATTTCTATTTTTGAATAAGATTCTACCCCAGAATCATAATCCATCATAAAACCCAGGAATACTACAACCAGGAAAAGTGTAGCAGAAAATTTTAGTTTCATTTTTTGTTATAAATATAAAAATTTTTCACTTTAGTTTGGAGTTTTTCAATTATTATATTATATTGGGGTTACGGGATTTTTGATAAAATGAACGAATAAAGAAATTTTATAAACATAAAAAAACAAGTATTATGAGAAACAGAGAATTATTATTGAACAAGTTAGATACATTGGAATCTAATATGAATAAATTGCAGTTTATGGTAAATAGACAGTCACCCGTAGAAGATTTCCTAAGTACTATAGAAACTTCTAGAGATATTTTAGAACAATTGAAATCATTTGTTCACCAACAACCATTTTCACCTGAAGAAATTAATCCTATCAAGTAATATATGAAACTTACAGCAGAACAAATCCAACAAAACTGGGTTGATCTAGAAGAAACTATTAAAGCATACATTTCAGAACCTCGTCGTTCTCAACTTTTAGATTTTTATTCTAAATACTCAGAACGTATTGCTCTTATGCCTGCCTCACACAAAAAGGAATATCACAATGCATTCCCAGGCGGCTATGTAGATCATGTATTGAGAGTTATTGATTGTGCACTTAAGTTAAATGATGTTTGGATTGAAATGGGAGTTGATGATTCTACCTATACCAAAGAAGAATTAGTATTCTCAGCCTTAAATCATGACTTAGGTAAAATTGGAAATGAGGAAAACGAATCATATGTTCCTCAAACAGACCAATGGCGTAAAGAAAAACTAGGAGAAGATTATACCTTTAATAACAAACTCCCATTTGCATCAGTACCTGATAGAGGATTATTTTTACTCCAGCAACATGGAATCCAATATTCATTTAATGAAATGATTACCATTCAGACTCATGATGGTTTATATGATGAAGGCAATAAAAAATATCTAATGACTTATATGCCCGAACAAAAACCACGTACTTCATTACCTTTTATTGTTCATCAAGCCGATTTAATGGCAGCACGTATTGAGTTTGAACATGAATGGTTACCTAAATTTAAAGGAGAAGTAGAACCCGCTAAAAGTACTACAACCTCTAATAAAAAACTAGGGATTCAAGACAAAGCACTAAAATCTATTAAAAGTAACTCACTAAAAGGATTAGTTGATAGTCTATGATTACAACAATTATTATTTTATTAATCTTAATCTCAGTTCTTGGTTTTACTACTTGGAATCTTCTTAGAAAACTTGAAAAATATGAAGATATACAAGAAAAATATCAAAAAACATATATTAATTTATCTAAACTAATTAAAGTAGCTGATATAAAACTCAATGAGTTAGATTCTAAGCAAACTTTTAGTAGTGATGATGAAATAGGTTGGTTTTTTAATTATATTAAAGAATTACAAAATGAGATAAAAAAGACACTATGATGTATGGAGAATATGGTGATTCCACAATCATCTTCTAAAAAAAATTATTTTACAAAAGAAACTGAAGATGCAATAATCCAATATAATAATTCAACTGACCCTGAGGAAAGAGGAAGATTATTTAGAGATAAAATTCATTATGCTTTTTATAAGTTAGCAGAAAATTTAATTCATACTTTTAAATTTTACTATACTGAAGTTGAAAATTTAGAAGATTTAAAACATGAAATAGTTGCCTTATTAGTAGAAGAAAAGATTCATAAATTTGACTCTTCTAAAGGAGCTAAAGCTTATTCTTATTTTGGAACAATAGTTAAAAATTGGCTTATTGTTTATAATGATAAGAATTACAAAAAGAAAATAGATAAGTCTCCTATTGAAGAAGTCAAATCTAATGAGTCTTTTTCCTATTCTTTAGATGATCAAAAATATAGTGGAGATAAACTTTCTAAATTTATTGATGCTTATGTAAAATATTGTACCGATAATATTTATGAATTATTTCCTTTAGATAGATACACTACTCCTCCAGATGAAAATGCAAAGATTGCAGATGCTATTTTAGAGTTATTTAGGAAGAGAGATAATTTAGATGTATTTAATAAAAAAGCCCTATACATTTATATCAGAGAAATGATAGATGTTAAAACACCTAAAATTACTAAAGTAGCAAATAAATTAAACGATATATTCAAAAAGAATTATGTTTTTTATCTAGAAAACGGTTATATAAATTTTGATGATAAATAATATTTATAAATAAAAATGGATTCTTTGAATGTAAAAATATTTGGGAAAAAAACATTTTCTAATCTTTTGGAAGAAATATATAATAACCAAAAGAAAAAAGAAATGCAAATTTCTGCCCTAATAAATGAGTTAAAACCCTTAATTGAAGATATAGGGGATGCAACTTTGATTGTTCCTTTAATTAAAGAATATATAGAAATTGGAGTAAAAAATGATGAACAACTAATTAAAATGGCTACCATAATCCAAAGAAGTATGCAAACAGCTGTTTCTAATGGTGATGGATATACAATTTCTGATGAAGAAAAAGCCCAATTATTAGCTGAAATTGATAAACTTAACAAATCAAATTCTGAAGATAAATAATGAGTGGATTTCTAAATCCTAGATCAAAAGTAGGTCAATTTTTATCTATATTAGGGTTATCTAGTTTAATAACCCCTGTTAGAGTTAAAAGTATAATCCTAAATGAAAGCCATCCTCGTTTTAAAGAATTGGGGGAATGGAATGGTCTAGGTATTATTGAATTTGATTTTGTAACTAAGCCTTCTGATTCAAAAAACCAATTTCCTATTGCAAAACCCTTATTATCTAATATTAAAAATTTTCCATTAATAAATGAAATAGTTTATATAATGTCATTACCTAGTTCTGAAATAGGAGAAGCTACTACCGCTACAGAACTTTATTATATAAACATCATTAGTATTTGGAATCATCCCCACCATAATGCTTATCCTGAAAACCCAGGAAGTCCTTCACAACAGCAATTAAATGATTATGATTCATCTTTTGCTGGGGATGTTAGAAGAGTAACAGATGCTTCTACTGAAATAAATTTAGGTTCAACATTTAAAGAAAAAGCAAATATTCATCCTTTATTACCTTTTGAAGGAGATGTAATTCATGAAGGTAGATGGGGAAATTCGATTCGTTTAGGTAGTACTGTTAAATCAACCCCAAATAATTGGTCAAGTGAAGGAAATGATGGGGATCCAATTACAATTATTAGAAATGGACAAGGAGGTCAAACACCTGAAGGGTGGATTCCTGTAACAGAAGATATAAATAATGACGATTCATCTGTTTATTTAACCCAAACTCAAAATATTCCATTAAATGCTTCTTCTGTTTCCTATAATAGTTACAAGCAAAAACCTACATCTCCTAAAGAATTTTCAGGAAAACAAATAATCCTAAATTCAGGACGTTTAGTTTTTAATTCGGCTAATGATCATATATTATTAAGTTCAGCTAAAACTATTAATTTAAATTCTTTAGAAAGTATTAATATTGATACTAAAGACACTATTATACAAACATCTGGAAAAATTTATTTAGCTGATAAAAATGCTTCTCAACAAGCTTTATTAGGTAATAAAACAGTTGATTTTTTAACAAATTTATTAAATCCTTTAAATAAATTAGCAGTATCTTTAATAGCTTTAGCAGAAGTTCTTCCTGTAACCCCTCAAGTAGGGGTAAATACAGCCGCAGCCGAACTAACTGCAGCAATAACTAGATTATTACCCCAAATAACTATATTATTATCCCAAGATGTATATATAAAAGATAATGGGATTCCATTAGTCTTAAATCCAGGTAATGTTACCCCACAAACTGAACTTCAAATTAGAAGTCAAGAAATTTCTTCTCCTTTACCTACATCATCAGATATTCCATTACAACAAAATAACACACCTTTATTAGAAAATCCTACAGGATCACAACAAGATGATTCTTTAAACCCATCACCTGACACACGAGCTTAATTATGTCATCTACAAGTAGTGCACTTTGGTCATTTAAATTTTTTGAGTTTGATAGCGGAAAATATCTTATAAAAGATCTATCCTCTTCAAACCAAGAAACTTTAAAAAAAAGACTAGATCTACTACAACAAGAAATTTTAAGTCAAAAATCAAAAAACTCACAAATAGATTTACAAATAATAATCCAAGGTTCAGAATCCCAAGTCCCAAATCCTCCAGGCTTTGAAACTCCAGGATCTTTGGCTAATACTAGATCTAAAGAATTAGAAAACTATATAAAAGTCAACTATCCAGTGATTAGAGATAATGTTTCTAATTTTAGTATTAAACCCTCAATAATTGGATTAGAACCTTGGAATCCACCCCCAGGCTCTACTATTACTCAAATATCTGAGTTAGCTGGTTTAGAAAAATATAAAAAAGATCAATTTGTTAGTATTTCTTTACTTACTTATGTTCCACCACCAGCTAAAACTCCAAATGTATGTACTTATACAGAGTTTACACCTGTTAGAATTAAAACAGATATTGAACCTGAAAATATTAAAGATCCTAAAGGAAGACCAACTCCTTTTTTAACTTATCAACAGGAATATTCTATTGGAGAAGAGCTTAAAGATGGAGGATTATTTACTATAACTTTTAATCCATATTATTATCCTGATGCTTTAAAAGTTGAAATTATAAATAAAGATAGAGCAATAACTCAAACCGGTTTTATTCCTTTATTTGTTATAGATTTAAATGGGGCCTCTGGAGAACCTGATGGATTTTTTAGAAGAAGTGTTCTTCAACCTTTTTTAAATAAATATCCTTTATTTCCTACCTCAGAAATATGGAATTATTTACCTAAAATTCCTAAAAATAATATTTCAGCTTGGGAACAAAATTATCCTACTAATACTCCTAATATGTTTAAAGTGGATATCCCTGAAAGTGAAAAACCTAAACAATTTCCTAATCCTTTATATAGACCATTTAATCAAAGTAGTATTTTTGGTAAAAACTACAAAAATATCGAGTATCCAGCGTTTAATTATGGGATAAAAAATGATTTTTTTAATCCTAATAATAATTTAGTAGTTTCACCTGATATAACAGAGGAAAATTCTAAATATTATAAATCTTTAACATTTGAACTTAATGCTGATGAAAAATTTGTTAGAATTTATATTTATGGTTTTGTAAAAGATACAGTATTAGATTTTAAAGCCAAGTGTGAAGCTAAAAGTTAATTAATATTATGAGTTTAACATCTTTATCCCAAATATTAATTAAAAAAGTAGCTACTCTAAAAGATAGAGCTTTATCTACTATTTCCTCAGAAATAGCTAAATTAAAAGATAAATGTCCTACTCAACCTCAACTATTACAAATTATTAATACTAGAAATCAAATAGTAAATTCTTTAAATTCACTTAAGACAACAATTAATACTATAAGATCCATAGTAAATCCTTTAGATATAATAATACCTCCTTTAAAAACAGCTATCAGTGTTATTAAATTACTTCCTATCCCTACCTCTGCTCCTCCAGGTATTGGTATTCCTATAGGAGTAATAACAACAGCTAGTGATGGATTAGAAGTTGCTAAAACTTTATTAAAACAAACAGAAGTTCAATTAGATTCTTTAGATTCTATTTTAGATTATATTATTTCTACAATTGATCAAATTTTAGCCCAATTAGAATTATTAGATATACTAATTAATAAATGTAAAAATGAACTAGGTATTGCTGGTTCTCTTCCCTCAGTTGATACTGAATTATTAAGTCAAGTTCAGGAAATAAAAAATTCTAAACAAAATGTTGTTGATTTAGCTTATAAAGGATTTACATTTGAAGTTATTGAAGAAGAAAATCTTGATTTATCTATTACTAGAAGATACGCCGTAGCAAAAAATTCTCAAGGTATAATTTTATTAAAAACAACTCCATCATTTACTAATAATCCTAAAATTTTGATAGAAGAATTAAAGTTTTTAATTGACAGTAAAGGTTTAATAGCAAATTAAAATTTATAATATTTATAATCATATGAAAACGTCTGTATTTAAACAACTTATTAAAGAAGCAGTTAGAGAAGTATTTCAAGAAGAAATGAAAAGTTTACTTTTAGAGGCTGTTAGAGCTCCCAAAACAGTAGTTAATGAATCTTCAAGAGATACATATTCCCAACCTCATATTGAAAATCCGAAAGTATTAACTTCTGAGGAACGTAGATCATTATTTGGAAATATGATTTCTGAAATGTCTAATGGGTTTTCTTCTACTCATAAAAAAACTACCCAAGATCTAAATACTTTTAGCCCTCGTTCTATTGATCCAGTTAATGGTTCTTTACCTGAGGGTAGTGTAGGTTTAGACCAAATAATGAATTTGATGAATAAATAATGGCTTTTGGTGCTAAAAAGATATTTCCAATAGACACTAAACCTAGTGTAGCAGTAGGAATTAGTATTCCTTTTAATGGGGATGCTGTATTTAATTCTACTTATACTACTAAAGATGCCATAAGAAATAATTTAATCAATTTTTTTCTTACTAATCCTGGAGAAAGATATTTAAATGCATTATATGGTGGAGGATTAAGAGCTTTTATTTTTGAACAAATTACCACAGGAAATTTAGATTTTCTAAAAGAAGATATACAATCTAAAATAGCTCTATATTTCCCCAGTATCACTGTTACTTCTTTAGAAGTAACCTCAGAGACTGACCAAAATCAAGTATTTGTTAATTTATACTACAATATAAAAGATACAGGAATAACTGACCAAATTGAAATAGCTTTTGAATAAAATGGCAAATAACAAAGACATTAAATATATAAATAAAGATTTTAGCGAATTTAGAAATTCTCTTATAAATTATGCTAAAACTTATTTTGCTACTACATATAATGATTTTAGTCCTTCATCCCCAGGGATGTTATTTATGGAACAAGCATCTTATGTAGGAGATGTTTTATCATTTTATCAAGATAATCAATTTCAAGAAACTTTTTTACAATTTGCCCGTCAAACCAATAATCTATTTGAATTAGCATATATGTTTGGTTATAAACCAAGTGTAACTAGTGCTGCCTCAACAACTATTGATTTTTACCAAATTGTTCCTTCAAAAATATCTGGTGGTTCTTATGTTCCTGATTTTGATTATGCTTTATATATAGCTGAAAATTCATCGGTTCAATCTTCTGATATTAATAAAATTTCATTTTTGGTAGGTGATGCTATTGATTTTTCTTATTCAAGTTCTACTGACCCCACAGAAGTAACTATATATGAAATAGATGGTTCCGGAAACCCTACTTATTTTTTATTAAAAAAATCAAAACCAGCAATTTCAGCTACTATTAATACTACTTCTTATTCTTTTACAGAACCTCAAAGATTTACTACAATTAATTTACCCGCGGATAGATTAATAGGAATATTAGATGCTACTGATAGTGATGGGAATGAATGGTATGAAGTAGATTATTTAGCTCAAGATACTATTTATGATTCTATAAAAAATACTAATACAAATGATCCTAATTTTTATAATAATGGGAATGAAGTTCCTTTTTTATTAAAATTAAAACAGATTCAAAGAAGATTTGCCACTAGATTTATTGATTCTGGTTCATTACAAATTCAATTTGGTGCAGGAAATACATCAGATTCTGATGAAGAAATTATTCCTAATCCTGATAATGTTGGTTTAGGTTTACCATTTGAAAAAACCAAACTAACTACAGCATACGCACCTAATAATTTTGTTTTTACAAAAACATATGGTATTGCTCCCTCAGATACTACAGTAATATTTAGATATCTAACAGGAGGAGGAGCTTCATCAAATGTATCTGCTAATACTTTAGTTAATTTTGTTGGTAATGCTACTTTTATGAAAAGTAATTTAGACCCAACATTAGCCCAACAAATTTTCGATTCATTAGCAGTAACTAATCCTTCTGCAGCTGATGGTGGTGGTGATGGAGATACAGTAGAAGAAATTAGACAAAATACTATTTCTAATTTTGCTACTCAATTACGAAATGTTACTCAAGATGATTATCTAGTAAGATCACTATCCTTACCTCCAAGATATGGAGTTATTTCAAAAGCTTATATCGAACCTACTAAAATTACTCCCTCATTTTCAGGAGAAACTAATGCTATATTAGATCTATATATTTTATCACAAAACCAATTTAAACAATTAAATACAGCTACCCCAGCATTAAAACAAAATTTAATAACTTATTTATCTAAATATAGAATGATAAATGATGTCGTTAATGTAAAAGATGCATTTATAGTTAACATTGGGGTAAGTTTTGAAATAATTACTCTTCCTGATTATAATAATAATGAAGTTTTAATAAATTGCATTTCTGCTTTAAAAGATTATTTTTCTATTGATAAATGGCAAATTAATCAACCTATTATATTAAAAAATATTTTTATTTTATTAGATAAAATAGCAGGAGTTCAAACAGTTAAAAGTGTTTCTATTAATAATAAAGTCGGAGAAAACTTAGGTTATTCTAAATATGCTTATGATATCTCAGGTGCAACATTAAATAATATTGTTTATCCTTCATTAGATCCATGTGTTTTTGAAGTAAAATACCCTGATACTGATATTTTGGGTAGAGTTGTTTCTTTTTAATAAGCCTTTTTATCTTATAATATTTATTATAAAAAATGGCCTTCTATAGACTATTCCCTACTCAAGATGCAACATTATATTCTGAATATCCTACTCAAAATACAGGATTAGATGAAATATTAGAAGCCTCTTTAAAAGTTTCTGGATTAGAAGATGCTCAAGCTAGTAGATTCTTAATTCAATTTTCAACTGATGAAATTAATGAGGTATTAACTAATAAAATAGGTACTTCATCTTGGGATTCTTATTTAAAATGTTTTATAGCCAATATTGAAGGGCTAAATCTATCTACTACATTAGAATTATATCCAGTATATGGTTCTTGGAATATGGGTACTGGCAGATATCTAGATAGCCCAAGAGTTACAAATGGAGTTAGTTGGCAATATAGATCTTTTGAAGGTAGTAATGCCTGGTTAACTAGTTCATTTCCAACAGGCGTAACAGCATCTTATTCATCTTCTGTTGGTGGCGGTACATGGTATTATAATTTGTCTTCTAGCGGTTTTACAGCGTCTATAAGCGCATCTCAATTATTTAATTACGCTTCCGATAAAGATTTATCGATGAACGTTAAAAACATTATAACAGTTTGGAGTCAAAGTTTAATAAATAACAATGGTTTTATCTGTAAACAACAAACCGAATTTATTTATGATGTAGATATACAACCTGAAATTAAATATTTTTCTGTTGATACCCATACTATTTATCCACCTTGTTTAGAATTTAGATGGAGAGATTATAATTTTAATACAGGATCTTCAACTAATACTTTTATAAACACTCAAGAAATAACAGTTAATATAGCTGAAAATCCTGGAGTGTTTTATCCAAGCAGTGTTAATAAATTTAGAATAAACTGCAGACCAACATATCCCCCAAGAGTATTTCAAACAGCATCATTATATTTAACTAACTATTATCTTCCTACAGCATCATATTATGCTATAAAAGATTTATATACAAATGAATATATTATAGATTTTGATGATCAATATACTCAATTAAGTGCTGATGAATATGGTTCTTATTTTACATTATATATGAATGGGTTACAACCTGAAAGATATTATGAAATTCTAATAAAAACTATGTTTGGAGGAGCAACCCAAATTTTTGAAGATAATTATTATTTTAAAGTTGTAAACGGGTAATAATGCAGATAAATCTAAATAAACAAATTTTTTCTGATAATCAATACAAAAAAGTAATTGATACCTCTTTCACCCAATTAGTTTCACCCCCAGAAACTGAACCTACAGGCCCATCAATTTCAGTAGAACAGTTTTTTCAATATTACCAAGAACTGTTTTATTTAATACCTAAATTTGGAGAATCCAATTCACATGAATATCTTGTAAAAACAAGTTCTGAATATATAGGTACTACTGAAGCTCAAAATGAAGAGATTCAAGCCTTGATTAATGAAATTACTTCATTAAGGCAAGCCAATTTAGAACTTAATCAACAATTAGTCAATGCAGTAACTAATAATGGATAAAATAGTCAATATACAAACATTAGATCCTAATACTTTAGAATTTCAAAATTATTCTACTTCAGACCAGGGTTTAATATCAAATTCTGAGGTTGAAGTTTCTTTTGATCCTAATATAGATACTGTTGAGTATTTAGTTTTTGATTTAAATAAAAATGTTCTTGCTTATAATGCATTTTATCCTAATTATTCTATACTTGATAGTAATATCAATATTGATCCTCAATTAAATTTAGAAAATGAAGGATTTACTGAAGGACAATACATTACTAAATATAATTTTGTTTCTAATTTATTAGGTTCTTCATTTGTTTCAAGATTCTTTATTCAAGAAATAAGTTCTGATAGAACAGAAATAAGATTAAATACTAATCAAATAGCTAATAATATATTAGTTTTTGAAGCTAACAGATTAACTAATCAAATATTTTATTCTCAAGGGTCTTATCCTGATTTCTATTTAAATTTTGGAGATGATAAATTAATTATTGCTACCAATGTTTTATTAGATGATTCTAATCCTAATGATCCTACTGTTTTAATAAAACTTTATGAACCATTACCTGCAGAATTTGATTTAAAATCAGAATTATGGGTAACTGATAAAATAGCAGAATCATTAGCATATCAAATAGATATTCAATTAATATTTGATTTTGGAGATGAAAATATTCAAATAAAAGGACCTAACTTAAATTTGGTTGTTGATGATAAAGTAAATAATTCAACAGAATTTACAAGTTATAATTCTTTACTTACAAATACTTCAACCTTAGGAACAGGAAGTCTAAAATATCAATTAGATAGTATTTTAGCCGAAAAAGGAATAGAAATTAATGTTGATTATTCTGATTATTCTAATTTCATCCATTTTTCCTCAGCAAAAACTAGATTAGAAAACTTTGTTATAAAATTAACTTTAATAGAACAATATCAAGCAAATAGTAGTTTATCGTTAAATACTACTACTAATACTTATGTTTCTAAAAGTTATGATATATGGTTAAATAAAATAAATGATGTTATAACTAATTTTGATGGTTATGAATATTATCTTTATTATGAATCAGGTAGTACAGCATTTCCAAAATCTAATTCTACTTATCCTTATATTAATTTAACTACAACTGATCCTATTTCTGTTAGTTGGTTAGAAACCCAATCAATAGTAGCAGAAGATTATGATTCTGAAAATAAAGATTATTTATTAAATTCTATTCCTTCATATTTAGTAGAAGATTCAAATAATTCTAAAATGCAGTTATTTGTTGAAATGTTAGGACAACATTTTGATAATGTTTGGATTTATATAAAGGATATAACTAATAAATACAATGCTGATAATAGATTAGATTATGGAGTTTCTAAAGATTTAGTTGCTAATATATTAAGAGATTTTGGTCTTAAAATATATCAAAATAATTTTTCAACTAATGATTTATATTCTTCATTATTAGGAATTACTCCCTCAGGAAGTTTATACAATATTTCCAATGCTTCTACTACTTTACCCCCTCCAGTAGGATATGAGTACATAGATACATTCATAACAGCCTCGGCTACAGGATCTTTATTTCCTGTTGAAGACTTAAATAAAGAAATTTATAAAAGAATTTATCATAATTTACCTTATTTACTAAAAACTAAAGGTACTTTAGAAGGATTAAGAACTCTTATTACTCTATATGGTATCCCAGATACCTTATTAAGAATGGTTGAATATGGAGGTAAAGATAAAACTAATGTAAATGATTGGGATTATTGGTATAATTATTTTTCTTATGCTTTTAACACTCAAAATAAAGCACAACCTTTAATTCCTTGGTTACCTTTATTAAGAAATTTTTATAATTCTCAACAAGTAATATTACCTGATACTATTGCTTTAAGATTTAAAACTGAAGGTATTCCTGAAACTTCTCCTTTAACTCAAAATATACTCTTAAAAAAGACTACTTATTTAGATAATGGATTTGATTTTGGAGTATTTTTAACTTATACAGGTTCAGGATATCTTAGTGGATCTTATTCTGGTTCAATTCCTAGTGAAAGTAAAGAATATGGTAGTTTAAAGCTAATTATGAATGGGAATGAAGGTTATTTTTCATCTCCTGAAATATCTTTACCTTTCTTTGATGGTGGTTGGTGGAGTATAATGCTAAAAAGAAATTCTCATGTTTCTGCTAGTGGTGAAGATAATCAAAATATTACTTATACTTTATACGCTAAAAATAAAATATATGATGGTGTTGATGGTTATAAAATAGGATTTCAAGGTTCTAGTTCTATTACTATAAATGGTTCTATCTCATCCTCATATAATACTTCTTGGAATAATTTTTCCTTTTATGTAACACCTTTTGTTCCTTTTGGTACCTATTTAGGTGGTTACTCTAATGGAATTTCTAATATTATACCACCTGATAATTTATTTTCTGGTTCATTTCAAGAATTTAGATATTATGGAAATCCTATAAGCGAGGCTACTTTTGATGATTATGTAATGAATCCTAAATCTGTTGAAGGAAATACTATTCAAGGATCAGGATCTTCAAAAGATTTAGTTGATTTTAGGGCTCCTTTAGGTAATCTATTAGATGGGCCTTATTTTTCATTAAATTTATATGAAACATACACTTCACTCCATCCAGCAATTACAGGTTCATGTATAACAGAATCATTTTGGAATGGAAGTTCTGATTTAATTGTTGAAGCTTCAATTTATGCAACCTCAAGTTATGCTACTCCATTTTTATATTACTTATATGGGAATAGTTCGTCTTTATCTATAATACTTCCTGATTCTCATAGTAATTATGATATTATATATAATAACCTAGGATTAACTCATTCAATTCCCCAAACTGAAGTTTATTATGTTGATACCCCTATTGTAGGTTCATCAACTCCTAATTCAAATAAAATAAAAGATAATTCTTCATCTTTTTATGGAGAAGTTTTATCTAACACATTATCTTTACAACAAAATTATGAGGCTTCTCAAAGTTATACTAAAGATATAAATTATTTAGAGGTAGGTTTTTCACCTCAAAATGAAATTAATGATGATATAGCTGAATCTTTAGGATATTTTGATATAGGAAAATATATAGGAGATCCTCAATATAGATTTACAATTAATAATAATTATCCTGATTTAAATAAATTAAGAGATGAATATTTTTGTAAATATATTCATCCATATAATTTAAATGATTATATAAGATTAATCAAATATTTTGATAATTCATTATTTAAACTAATTAAAGATTTTGTTCCTGCTAAAACCAGTTTAGCATCTGGTTTGATAATTAAACCCCATTTTTTAGAAAGAAATAGATATCAAGTACCTGCGGCTAGTTGGGAACAACTTGAAAAAACAGCATCTATTGATACTGCTTTTATTTCTGGGGGTATAGCTGGTGGGTTCAGTGAATTTGGAGGAACAGATCCTTTTATTAGAAATTTTATTCCTGATTTTACTCAAAGTTGGGAAGAAGTTATAGTAACTCCATTAGGATTAGTTACTCAATCTCGTACTACTCAAGATGAATTCTACAATGGAGAATTTAGTGGTTCCACCATACAAATTTATGAAGAACAATTTAATCCATTTTTAGATGTTTCTACTAAAGAAAATTTATATACTGTAACTCAATATATTGGAAAGCAATATAAAAACTATAGTGCCGGTCCTTCTCCAAAACAAAATGGATATTATATTGTAGATGAGATAATTTTTGAAGAAAAATTCTTAGACTCAAATACTGAACCGGATCAAGGAGAAATATATTTGTTCAATGAATGCATAGATACAACTATTATTCAAATTTCTTCTAATTTTAGACCAAACCAATGCAAAAATAAATTTATCAAAATAAGTAAATTTAATTCTAATGGAGATGATTTATCTGTACCATTAGGACAAGCTACTCAAATTAATATTTTGATGAAAAATGGAAGTGGAACTACAAATATTAGTTTCCCTATCCAACAAATATCTCAATACTCTACCTATTACCTATATATAATATCCGATCCAATTTTACCAACTGTAGTTTCAGTCCCTACATATGGTACTCTTTATAACTTAAGTCCACTACTTCTACAATCCCCTACCATACCAGTTGATGTATATAATAATGACAATGATATAAGAAGTGGAAATGCTAATATAACGGGTAGTGCTCCTTTTATTACTTTAGGTGCTTTTTCAATTAATAGGATTGCTCCAAATCAAGGATATCAATTTATATCTAATGTACATTTTGATGGTTTTGGATATGGAAATTTTAATACATCTAGTTTTTCTTATGTTTTTGAAAAAACTCCAAATGTAGATGATATAACAATAATTGTAGCAGGAACTGGTTCTAATACAGATGCTGGAATAAGAACTATTGCTTTACTTAGAAAAAATATAAACCAATCTATATTTGATAGTGAAATACTTGATTCAGTTATTCTAACATCAGCAGGAAATCAAAATTTTTCTTTATTTGTTACTCTTAATAATTCTTCCCTCCCAGTTGAAAATGATGAATTATTTTTAGTTATTAGCGCTACTAATGCCGGTAGTATAAGAACTCTTTCTATAAACCAATTTTTAATAGATTATAAAACACCAGCCCAACTAAATACCCCAGATTTAGTTGCTATAGAACCTGATTTTAGTATAAATTTTACAAATAATGATTATAATGCTTTGTTTGGTAACGCATCTGAAGCAAGAAGAAGTCAATACTATATGGATGTAGATTATTCTACTAGTCCAATTGTTGGTTCATCTTTAACTCCAATCAATTTTGATCAATTAATTGATGGAACTGCTACTAGAGCACAAGTTCAAGATTACTATTATAATTTACAAAGACATATTATTCCGAGATATAACGGTTCTAAAACTGTAGCCGCCAAATTTAATGAATATACTGCTGGTGATACAGGTTATGGTAAAGAAATAGTAGCAGGAAATTTAAAGCCATTTGTTGGATATTATACAAGTAAAGGAGGATCTACTCCTGAAGTATTAAAGAAAACTATCATTAATCTAGATTATATAATTGATGAAGATATCAATACTCAAGTTCCTGCATTAAGTGATTTTACTTATAATAATCAAATTCAATTATTTGAAAGAGATGGATACTTATATCTAGATCCTGATAAAAACTCTTCAGCCGAACAATTCGCAGGAAATAATAAATATAAAATCTATCGCTCAGGTGAATATGCTACACCTATTTTATATTCACAAACAGGAAGTAATTCCGGATTTTTAGAAACTTTAACATTTATACCTCCTGGTGAACAACCTGTATCCCCATATTTTGGAGGAAAGTATAGTATAAATCAAACTTCAAACACTCTTAAAAACTCTTTATATAATCGCCCTACTAATAATTCTACGGAGGTATACGGATATAATAATTTCACATATGGTACAGGTTATGGTGGTGGGTTACCTAATAACATTAATGAAAATCCAATTAATTGGGTATTTCAATTTCCAGAGTTAAACGGAGGAGGTAACTCATTACAATATCCACATACTTGGAATCAAATTCCTCTTTTTAATACTAATATAATATATCAAAATAGTGGGAATTCAATTCAATCGGCATATCCTACCTCTAATAATCCGGGTGATTCATTCATTAACAGAGGAAGAATTACCATAGATAACCCAGTAACATTTCCTAATTATTCACTTAAAGCTAAATTTACCATAACTATTAAATGGAATCCTCCAGTATTTAGTACTGATCCTGCTAATCCATTAAGTGTTAATTTTGGAATAAATCAAGCTTCATATAGTGGGAATAACATTCCAAACAATAATATTCCTCTTAAGGTTGGTTTTAGAATTCGAGGTACAGCTACAGGATGGGATTTTCTAGACCTAACCCCAGAACCTGGAGCTCCAGAAGGTCCACCATGGGAATATATCCAAAAAGGTCAAACTAAAACAATAACTATAGAAACCCCTGTAATTAGTCCTGGTACT